TTTGAGCTTTCGCCTTCGCCTCTGTGAGCTTCAACTCTGCGGATGCTGCGTTCTTATCAGCTTTGCCTTGTAACCAAGAGCCTGCGAGGTTCGCTATTGGACCTATAAGTGATTGTATCATTTCTTGGACTCCATCGCATTAAACCCGAAATAAGCAGCGGCTATGCCAGATGCACCGATTACATACACAGCAGCAATATCTGCCATCAACTTTGCTGCCGTCTCTAGACCCGTCATAGAGGCTACTAGAATGACGAAGGGATAAAGAATCATACCAGATAGCGAAAACCAAGTCATGCGTCTCTGCGCGTCTCTCTTTGCGTCTGCATCTTCCATGCGGCGACGGCGATCCTCCAGCATTATCTCATGCTCAACTGGATCAATCTTGCCGTTCCCGTTTAGATCATACTCATTCGGCATCTTCTATACTCCTTGCGTACGCAATCGCGTACCCTTTGTGATGCGTTATTATAACAACTTTTCCAGATTTGTCATATACAACGTAATCCCCGCGTTTATTCCGGTATAACCTCAAAACAATACACCACCGTTGTGCTGTTCGTTACTAACACTTTGGCATCCTCCAGCGCCTGGTTGCATTCCTGTTCAGTGGACAACTGAGCAAGCTGATAATACTCTAACTTGTTATTCGTAAACATAAACCAGACTAAGAACCACATTTACCATTTCCCCTGATTTCTACCCATGAAATACAGTACAAGAGCCAGACCAGCTATGCCTGCAAGCACGAGCAAAATACCTACAGTCCACTCTATAAGAGCGCGTTTAAACTCTTCTTTTTTGTAAATTTCTTGTTTGCGCTGTTTTCGCATCTGCGCCTCTATTTGCAACACTTCCTCCCAAGCAGAGGGGCCGTACTGAAAACTAATGAAGTTTTTTATTTCCTTACGCATTTCAGACATCTTCTTCTTTTGCGCAAATATCTCAATGGCACTGTGCGTGTCCGATCCCTTGAATTTATACCAAGGGGGGTTCTTAATCTGCTCTTCGGCAAATGCAAAATCACTGCAAGCCTTGCCCCACTTGCCAAGCTGACCTGTAATATCCTGCAACTCACGGCCTACGGCAACGCCTTGTTTAATAGCGTTATAGGCTGAAGTGGCAAGGCCAACTGCTGTGATAGGATCTATCATGTGTATACCCGCCTTGGCTGGAGGAGGGTTCCAAAATTAGAACTCTCCGACGAACCTCTGGGGTCGGGCTATCGGGCTAAACCGTTTATTGACCATACCGCCAGAAGCATACTTACTTTTACCCGCCTTGCTTAAAGCAATGGCAACCGCTTGGTTTTGCGGTTTTCCAGCAGCCATTTCGGTCTTAATGTTCTGGCTGATAACATCTTGTGACTTACCCTTTTTTAAAGGCACGTCATCCCCTCCTCAACACATTTTGTCTCTGCACAGCAATGCGCTCACGATTAACTTCGTTTCGATTGTCGGCAATTTCCTCTGAACTTTCAATCCGAGCCGCGTCTGTTGCCGCTTGTTGTTGAAGTCTTGCCGCGTCCATCATCATGTCCGCTTGATCCATTTCCGCTTTGCGTTGCTCCGACTGCTGTTTAAGGGCAAGCTCCTGCATGCGTATTTGAACCAATGGATCATCCATTGCACTCTGTCCTTGCGGCGTAATCTCCGCGAGAGTCTTCTGCATGATCTGCATTTCCTGCATGGCAACCAGTTTCTCAACCTCTGCTGGGTTCTGCATCTGCTGCTGAACCTCTTGGATCTTCTGTTGCGCCTGCATAGGATCGACCGCACCCATCTGAGCATTTAATTGTACCTGACTAATTAGTCCCTCAATTTCTTGCATAACCACCTGACGCGCTTTCATGGCGATGTGTTCTTGTAAGTGAGCGTAGAATGTACCCATCACCTGCGGAGATGTACTCACCAACGGCGTTTTCATAAACATCACATGTATTTGAATATGTGCATCATGGTCTTGATCGGGGAAGGCTTGCAACAACTGACCCATTAGACCACGAGCATTCTCTAATGCTGGATCCATAGGTTTAGGTTGTGGCGGTGGTGGTAAGATTTCATCTATGTTTTGAACCTCAAGTGCGTTATACATGCGTCGATATGCCGCATGAAGGTTGTGCATTTGAGGGTTCGACTGAGCTAACTGTAGCTGAGTCTGCGCCAAAGTCACTCGTTGAGCCATGGAAAAGATGTTTGGGTCGCTAACAGGTATAATATCCACGCGCCTGTCAAAATCTTGCGCTTTTACCGACTGCTCTGCCCCAGCAACCTCGTAAGGATACTCAGGCGGTAGATTTTCTGAAATGATTCTTGCTAGAATCCGAAACTCTGTCTTCTGAGCGTAGTGTAGTCGCTTATGAATAGCGGACATAACTTTCATGCCGCGCTCTAGCATCGCCATCGTTGTGCCAACAGGCGTCTCTTGATTCATGTTACTGACTTGCTGGTCAGCTAACGACACAAACCTACGACCACCTTCGATCAACGCACCAAGCAACTGCGCCAAGGTGGCTGATGGTTCCTTGTATGGCAGTGGAATAATAGAGTCTCTAATGTTCCCACCAGGGGCGTCAATGTCCCTCCACTCTCCAGGCTGTAGTGGCTCATCATCATTGCGTACACGCACTCCACGAGCCTTAAAACCAGCCGGAAGGTTCGCTAGAGTACCAGCGTCGATCAACTGACGTAAGATACTGGTAGCCGCACGACCTAAACCACCAATCATGTGGATTAAACCAAAGCCGTAGAACCCAAGACCAGGCATGAACTTGTAGTGTACGAAATATTGCTGCTTCTTAGCTAACTCGCCATTTTCCTCAAAGTTCCGGCGAATACCTAATACTTCTCCAGACTCTTGGTCTATGGTAACAATGTAAGGCAGCTGAATACCTGTGGCCTCGCCGTCAGGTGACATGTCCTCAAAACCCTCGAGGTCAACGTCAACATGCATCTCAAGCAATGTATATACATCATCTGCATACGTTTTGCTTGTGCCTTGTATTTCGTCTACCTTCTCGCGTACCTCGTCCGGTCCCGCATCGCTAGTCTGTAGGTCAACGTCGCGGTAGAAACCAGCAACCTGCATCTTACGAACTTCGTTGTAATCCATGCGAAGAACATGCGTCACTCGCGGACTCGTCGCCAAATCACTCGCGTGATACGGTACAACCAAATCTTGAGCCGGAATAAACTTTGCTACGGGCCGCTGTTTGGCTTCGTCGTAGTAAACTTTTTTAAACGTAGAACCCGACAACGGCAAATAGAACAGAAGTTGATCCATGTCTGGGTCGTACTCTTCCATCACTTCCATAATGTTGTAGTTCATAAAATTCTTTACGCGCTGGGCTTGCGCCTCACGCTCTGGATCCTGTTTGCCAAGTATCTGTGTGGCAACTGGCCCACCCGCTGGTAAAAGCTCTTTATACGCCTGTGCTTGGAACTGTGTGACGCTCTCAGCTATCAGAGGGTGTGTTACTCCACTGGCACCCTGAAATGGCTCTGTACGCTCTACTACCTTAACGCCTAGCTGATCCAAGCCTTTTGTGTAGGCTTCTTCCCATTCGGATCTGGACTCCTGATCGTCCTCGTATGCCGCTCTCAACTCGGTTGACAACTCACCAAGATAACCCTCGTCAAGAAAATCTGCTAGGTTGGCGTTGTGTTCCATAGGCGCTTCGGCCTCGGCCTGCTGGATCATGTCCGCTAAAGCCTGAACAACCGCTGTGCCGTCTTCTTGAGGGATAACTTCTGCCCCTCCGGCAAAATCTTCTACTTGTGGTACGGATACGTCTACCGATGGGAGGTTCTCATCAAACCCACCTTGCGTTTGTCCCGAATCTACTATTGAGCCCATTGGGCGTGGTGGCAGTGCCATCAGTAATACTCCCGTGTTCTAGGAACAAAGTCGTTCCCCTCGTCCTCGTTCTGCAAGGAAATAAACCCACCCTGTCTAAAACGCATCAATGCTAACGTCATACTATCACAAAAGTCGTCATAGTCACCATTAGGAAATGAAACAACTTCTTCAATCACTTCATCCGCAAACTTCTGGTCTTCTGGTGCCCACACTATTCCCGCCTCAAACAATGGCGCAACCATGTGCATTCGTGTCACCTTATCCCTTCCTTTACCAGGGGAGAAGCCCAAGGCTGGAATACCACGAAGCCGCAACTCGTCAATGAGTGGTGTACCCGTCGCTTTTGCTTCGACCAACACCATATCGGGCTCCCAGTATTCGTGTTCCTCATACGCTATCTCCTTTAGTTCAGGAAAATTCCAACGACCTCGTCGAGCGTCCATCATAATTATGTTATCAGGGCCACCTTCTTCAGGCTCAAAGATCCCCCATGTTGTGATAGCTGAATAGTCTGCTGTTTCCTTCTTAGAAAAAGCCGTGTCATACGCTTGCAATATATATTTTACAGGAGGTATCTTCTCTTCCGTCCACGACTGCCACCAATCTCGTTTGATTATAGCAGATTCCGACGCTGTAGGTTGTTGTTGCCACTGCGCATTCCACTTAGACACCGGAAGAGAGGCTTTTATTCCCAGTAACGCATCTTTTTCCCAGAACTCAGGCCATAAGGCTTTGTCTGAAGGAAGAATCGCTGGAAACTCTACAACTTCCCACTGATCAGACATGATATCACTGCCTTGCGCAGAGATTAATCTACCCGTTAAGTCTTTCTTTCCCCATCTCGTCATAACCAGAATGATTGAACCACCCGGTTGTAGACGTTGGCGTGGCCCCGAAGTGTACCATTCATACGCATTGTCAAATGCGCTCTCACTTAGCGCATCTTGCTCCGAATGCGGGTCATCAATGATGAATAAATCCGCACCACGGCCTGTGACAGCCGCTCCCACACCCGCCGCAAAGTATTCCCCACCTTTATCAGTCTGCCATTTACCCGCACCTTTGTTGTCCTCCTTCAAATTTGTCTCTGGAAACACCTCTTTGTACGCAGGATCATCAATAAGATCCCTAACTTTACGCCCAAAACGCACCGCAAGCTCTGTGTTGTGTGTAGCTTGTATGATCTTTAACTTTGGGTTGCGTCCCAAGAACCAAGCTGGCATCAAAAACGACGCGAACTCTGACTTGGAATGTCGAGGTGGCATGTTAATTATGAGCCGCTTGAGCTTACCTTGTGCTACAAGCTCAAGTTTTTCTGCAATAACCCTGTGATGACGACCCTCAATAAAGTTTTCGTACACATGATGTGCAAACGGCATGAAATGGTCTTGCGCTTCTTCACGCAAGTCCAGTTTTTTCTTCGCCTCTGTGAGCGCGAGTATTTCTTTTAATGCGTCCTCGGGAAGTGCCTGTAAGTTCATTAGCGGAACCTATAGGCTTTCGCCTTGGATGCAGGAGAAGGTTTGCGGGGCTGATAGTAAGAGCCACCTGTTGGTCGCATTCTCGCTGGTGCAGCGTCCGTGGCCTGACAACGCCACTCATCGTTGATCTTCACCGCCTCATATCCATCTGGACATGTGAACGGAGCTTCGTCAACAACTTCGTCGTCATCGTCGTCATCCCTGTCACCCGTGTCAATATCCACCACTACGTCGTCATCGTCGTCATCGCCGGGACCACTTGGATCCGACACCACTGGCTCATCAACTTCAACAACAACCTCATCTTCTTCTTCTTCTGCGTCAGGTGGGAAAGTATCAACAGGGACGTTAGTCGTTGTAGTAACGGAAGTATCAACGGGGACGTTTGTCTCCACGGGAATACTTGTCTCCACTGTGGTCGATGGCTCTGACACCTGCACATCTCTAGATCCAAGGGTTCCCTCAATCGTCGATGGGTCAACCTCTTCTTGAACGTCAACACTGACATCTGAGACAGGATCTATGACTTCGCCATCAAACACAAACCCTTCTGTTGCAGTTTTTGCACCCTGCTGACCCGCAGCCATTGCCGTACCACCAGTCGATGGGTCAACAACCTCAACAGTAGCAGCTACATCTACGTCCGTCTTCGGACCTGTAGCTTGAGAAGTCTCTAACCCCATAGCATTCTCAGCCATGTTTGCTACATCCTGCATAGACAGATTGTTTTCTGTTGCAAGTTTTTGAGCCGTCTCATTCGATAAGGCACCTGTTTCAGCAACCTCAAGGCTAATAATACCTTCAGGAGTTAAGTTCTGACGAGAACCAGCAACCGCCGCGTCCAAAGATCCTACACCTAAAGGAAGATCGGGACTTGCGTTAATATTGCTTACATCCACGTTAGAGAGATCTGTCTGACTCGTAGGATCCGGCTGAGACGATGCCGCAGCAGCATCCAATGAACCAACTCCCGCAGGTAAATCAACTTGCGGTGTTTGATTAATCAAACCTACATCAACTTCCGGAAGTGTAGTTTGTGACGACGCCTCCGCGGCATCCAACGAACCTGTGCCTGCTTCAGGCTGGGACTCGGTAATTATACCTAGTTCCTGCTCAACCTTGGCTCGGCTATCGCCATTCTGTACATTCGCACCCGCAGCTTGAGCCGTTTCAATCAGAGACAGACTCGCCGCCCCCGCTTTCGCGTCCTCAACCGAAGTGTTCGTGTCCGTCGTGATAATATCAACCTCGTTTTGCAAGATCTCCGATGCCGTTAGACCAGGTGGGGATGCATCTACATTCGGTGCCGAATCCACATCAGACGGTGCAGGCAACGCCGGAACAGAACCTTGGTTAGGTTGTACAAACGTACCGCCCGTACCCAAAGAACCAAGCCCCGAGTTTTGTGGACCCGAAGGTGCCGTGTTCTGTGCAGGAGCTATAGCCTGAACCTCAACATTCGTACCTGGAATAGTGATTATGTTAGGAGCCGTACTTGTTTGCGTACGAGATAAAACAGACGGTGGGGCTGTATTAACCACTGGATCGCTGGTCGTTGATGATGACAACGACGTGCCGCTGATTACGTCACTAGCTGGTCCACCCGCAAATGGGTTCCCCGGAGATTCCGCTTGTACATTAGGACCCGCTTCGTTGTTCGACGCCGCGTTCGTAGTTGTACTCGTACCCGCCAGAGAGACAGGGCCACCCAATACCGCAGCTGTTAGCGCGGCATCTGGATCCGCAGTCAATCCGTAATTCGTTCCCGTAGTTACATCCGTAGCTATATTTGCTACATTGGGCTCGTAAATCCCCTCTTCAAATGCCTCACCCGCCGCGTTCGCTAAGAAACGCTGGGCTATCGGACCTTTGGCTAACGGAATAAGATTCAACGCCGCACCACCAACCATGGATGGAACGAACCCTGTGTTCCTTACATCGTTCTTGACAGTCTGCAACTCTGATTCGCTGATTGGACCGAGTTCCCCGTTGTCATATGCCTGTTGCACCAGTTTATCGGTACTGTCCGCAACGTCACCCGTGGTCATTACTGCACCCGTAGCTAATGCACCAGGTGCGCCAAATAGAAGACCAGATGCCGCCGTAGCAACCGGAACAACGCCCCGCGTTACTTTGGATGTCAAAGCGTCAAGATTAAACCCGTCGTCTCCAAATATAGGAGCTTCTAGGTTCTCACGGTAACTCTCACTCAAGTTCCCCGTTACGCGGTCCGACAGTACCTGTCCCGCGTCCTTCATGTCCCTACCAAATGTCGTAAGCGCAGCCTCGTCACCGTACGCAAAACTTTCTTGCCCAGGAGTTACGCCGACCGCTCGAGCCAGTGCAGGGTCAACTTGACCCTCGCCATAACCAACCTGTGCAATATCCTGACCCGCAAACCTGTTCCCAATGGACTCAAGCCCCGAACCAATTATTTTAAGAGTATCCGCTGCACCACCAGGAAGAAAGTTCCCAAACGTGTCAGAACCCATGTCACTGCCCGTCGGAAACGCGTTAAGAGGATCTCTCGTGTCAACAGGTGTTGTGCGAATTGTGTCCTGCATTCCTGAGATTTCTGCGTCAGAAACACCAGAACTTCGCAACATATCAGCATAACTCATGCCACCACTGCCAGACGAAGTAGTGGAACCCGAATAACTGCTGTTCGCGTTGGGATCCAGCGAACCAATAGGTCCGTCAACAACTTGAGCGTTGATTAACCGCTCCGGACCACCCATCGGATTGACGTAACTAATCTCTTGAGGCGCTGTGTTAAGTGCCGCTAACTGTCGATTCAAATCTTGAGAGTCAGATAACTGAGCTTCAGCAAGCGTACTAAACGAATTGCCCCGCGAATCAGTGTAACTAACCTCCTGAATACTCGCAGGGTCGTCGCTACCCGCAACCCGAGTCGCCTCAAACGTCTTGAGTCCGTCATCCGTATCTGAAACCAACGTGTCAACAGTAGAGCCATCCGAAAGAAGTGTGCCCGTCGCCGTACTCTGACCCGTAGGATCAGCATCAGCCAACTCACTCTGACGATCAAAACGCTCCTGAAAATTCATGTCCGCTAAATCTGTGTCGCCAGTAGCGTTGCCAGGTAATAGGCTCTCAATAGTCGTGCCGGGTGCCCCGCCTATCTGATCTAACAGATCCTGCGAAACACTGGCACCTGAACCTGAACTATCCAACAAATCAGCAGGGATCTCGTCATAACCACCCGTAGTCGAAACTGGTTCCGTAAATACCGATGAATCAAACTCTCCCAGAGAATCTAAATAATCCTGAGAACCTGGTGTCGTTACAGATTGCTCCATTAACTGCTCTTCAGGAGATAGTCCAACCTCTACATCAGGCACTGATGTCGTGCCGCCAGGTTCAGAAGACGACGCTATCGCCGCGTCCAGAGCAGAATCCTCGCCAGCTACCGCCGTAGAATAAGAACTGCCGTTGTAAGTAAACGTCTGACCCGCACCCAAGTTGTTACGAGCTTCCGCAAAAGCATCGTCAAAACTACTCTCGGTACTGTAATCCGTCTTCTGAGTAGCAGGAGTCGCCGCTCCAATCTGATCAGCGTAAGAGTCACTCGCACCAAAGGTGCCGTCCTTAAATAAGTTTAATAAGTCGCCATCCGTAGCCGATCCCGCGCTGTTCGCAAAAGGAGTACCCTCGTCTAAAGATAGTTGAGCAATAGCCTCTTTAGTGTCCTTGTCCGCCGTACCGCCAGCAATAACATCCGACCCCAAACCCGCATCTGCATTCGCACCAGTGTACGTTCGAGTTAAATAACCGCCATCGTTCTCAACCCACTCAAATCCGTCACCAGCATACTGACCCGTCGAAGACACAGAACCAATAGTCGCCGGAGCAGGAGCCGGTGTTGGGCTGGGACTCGGAGACGGTGATGGAGACGGAGACGGAGACGGGGTCGGACTCGGTGATGGCGCAGGGGTCGGAGACGGGGCTGGAGCAGGTGCAGGTGATGGGGATTCCCGAACCGCCGTCCGCTCAGATACCAAATCATTTAACTCAGGAGTCCAGTCGCCGCCACTCGCTTCTAATGCCGCGTTAATGTCAGCCTGTACCTCAGTCTCAGAACGTGCAGGAGCAGGCGCAGGAGCCGGACTGGGTGACGGAGAAGGCGAGGGACTCGGGTCGCTACTCGGACTTGGACTCGGTTCCGGATCACCAAACGTACGCTGCTCCATCTTCCACGCCATAAACGGATTATATAATGAATAGCCCATCAGCTAACTCCTAAACTGTAATTCGCGCCAACGAAACTATAGCCCCGCTTACCCAATATCCGCGAAAATTTATCTGTGTCTACACCAGAATCCTGACTAAGCCAAATCACATCCGTACCCTGACCCTTAGACCAATCCTCAAACATCCCCAATAAAACCAAACCAACACCCGTTTCACGGTACTCTTTTCGGACGAACCATAACACATCTCGGCACAAAATGTCAGAGCTAAAGTAAAATGACGATTTGTAACCAGCAAAAACACCAACAACAACGCCATTATCTTCCGCAATATGAAGCACTTTTCCCGCGTCGTGGACATGGGAACGCGCAATCTCAATCAACTTATCAGGGTCAAAGGTCACCGTTTCGTGGAACTGGCTCTCTTCAAACGCAAGCCGCCCCATCTCAACAAAGTCGGATTCCATGTCCCATGTAAGAGATTCTAGTGTAGTATATTTAATCATATCCGCACTCTACAACAAACCCAAATGAAAATACACCCGCGATTTTTCGGAGGGCATGGGACTCCAACGTAATTACCGAACGATGAATTTACTAAACTGGTATATAGAGCCCGTATGCGTTGACGTACCGCCAGATAAAGGGGGGTGGGGTCGGCGTGTTGGCCTATCGATTGCCTGTTTTGCCCCCAGTAACCCCCAAGGGGGCAAGGGGGGGGTCGCGTCGCGGGGTTGGTGGGGTCGCGATGGGGTCAAATTAATTTAAAAAAGATGCATTATTTGTGATTTAGTTGTGATTTAGTTGTTGACATTCCATAACGCAGACCCCATAACTCTGTTATGGAAAGCAATAACGCAGACCATTTTAATTAGGAGCAAAACAAAATGTCAAACGTAACAACATTAAGAAGAGCAAGCACCACGTTCAAGAATGCACTCACAAACTCTACAGCTGATGATGTCAGAGAACAGATCGCAATCTTGGAAGAGTTACGCAAGGAGCTATCAGATCGTCAGACTGAGCTACGCGATGCAGCTATCACACTGGGCTTGGCTCGTATGGTAGTAGGTAAACCACGGGAGCTTGCACCCACCCGCGATATGTACATCAAAGCCCATGGCCTTGACGCATTCAATCAGATCAAGCGATCAGGCAAAGCACCTGAAACATTCACTTGGAACGACTAATCAACAAGGGGGGCATTGCCCCCCACCATTCAACAAGGAGCAAATACAATGGAAACTAAAGAAAAAGAAACAACACTAGGAAACAAACTAAAGTTTAAACTCGAGTTCATGATGATGATGCTGATGGCAGATCGTCGCGACGAGGCAGCTAAGATGTACGACCAGCTAATAGAAGAGTTTGACAAACTTGCATAAAACACTTGTACCCCATCAACAGGTGGGGTACACTCAAACCACATTAACAAGGAGTAAACAATATGCCTAGAACATCATTCGGTAAATCAAGACCACAAGAGAAACCATACGCGATATACAAGAACAGCCAGGGTTGGGAATGGCGCGTACTAAAAACATACAAGCATTCGGACGCTGAACGTAAAGATCCATACGCTCGATGGTTTGTCGCTGCAACATCACCCATGATGCATGATGGTCAGTTTGAGCTTGGTGACACCTACGCTCGAGATATCTTGAACCACGGTCACTTGGTACTAGCCGACACGGGATGGTTGGAAGAATATGCTTCGTGATATCGTAACAGGGTTTGCAATGGGGCTGGTGATTTCACTGGCCCTATTCGGTCCCATGATCATGGGATGGGTATAACATCAACACGCCCAGGCGCTACGCTATATGACGGCTACGCCGCCTGGGCTTTTAACCAGGAAGAGAGAACACAATGGGAAACAGAGCAACAATAGAAGTGAAAGACAAAGACAGCAGCGCACCTTGCTATGCGTACTTACACTGGGGAGGATCACCCGAGCAAGTGATCGATGTAGTAACCAAGGCAGCGCCTAACATGCGAAAGACCGATAGCTTTTATGCCATGGCTCGATTGATCGGAGCTTATCACATCGAGATAGATGGGGGCTTATCGCTGGGCGTAACCACTCACAAAGAAGAATGGGACAACGGACATTACGTTGTGGACATGTCACAAGGTACAATTCGGAATGGATCTAAGGTCATAACGAAAGGGATCGACTTCGGTCAGTTCTGATAAGAACACCCAGGCGCAGGGTATATTGCGCCAAGCTCCTTGAACCCTGCAGCCGCAAGGCCGCAGGGTTTTTTTGTGGGGTCGCAAGGTCGCAGGATCTACTTGTGATTTAGTTGTTGACGGCCTGTTGTTTACTTGATAATCTAATCTCATAGGCAATGTCGCCTATTTTAATAGGAGCTTAATATGAAACTAGGATACAACACACACCGCCGCATGATGATTGAGACAGTGGTCGAGATCAGCGACATCGAGGACACTATCTCGAAACTTCCAGAGGACAGCGCGATCCGGCGCAAGTGGGAGCGACTCCACCAAGAGTCGCTGCGAAATCTGCAAAGCTCAATCAGCTACGCGATGGACGATTAAAACCAAGGGCCCTTCGGGGCCCTTACCTTTTGCGCACCTGGTGCGCGTGCCTGGCAACAGGCAACAGAAACAAAAAGCAACAAGGCCGCAGAGTCTCAAGGCCGCAGAGTTAACAAGGCCGCAAGGTCGCAGAGTTTTTAACTTGTGGCGCTGTTGTTTAAATGCTACAATCAAAACACATTAACAAGAAGGAATCTAAAAATGAAAAGTGCAATCATCTACAATGGGCCGAGCCTCTTGGATGGTCAACCAATCGTCGTTATCGCGACATATTCAAACAGAAACAAAAAGACGGGGCACGTCGTGCAAACTTATATTTTGCGATCGGACATTAACCCGCTCGAGGCCAGCAAAACAGGACAAGACTTCTCAATTTGCGGCAACTGTACCATGCGCGGCGAGGTCACAACGGATCCGCAGCGCAAGCAAGCCAAGGGGCGGCGCTGTTATGTTAACTTGGGACAAGGCGTCTTGATCGTTTGGAAAGCATACAAGCGCGGCGTATATCAAGAAGGCGACGCGGCGACCATGGGGCGCGGTCGTTTCGTGCGCGTCGGAACCTATGGGGATCCTGGCGCGGTGCCGTCTCAAGTTTGGGACGACCTATTGAGTGAAGCGGACACTTGGACGGCCTATTCTCACCAATCCGGATGGCGTCCCGATATCGCGATGCAATCCGCGGACAACATGCAAGAAGCAATAGACCATTGGAAAGCCGGACGGCGCACGTTTCGAGTCATTGCGGACCTTGGCGACCTAGACAAAAGCAACGAGGCACTATGCCCCGCGTCGAAAGAAGCCGGACGCCGCGCACAATGCACCGCGTGCAAGCTGTGCCGCGGATCAAGCCTTGCAAAATCCATCGCAATAGTAGAACATTAAGAAGTGGGAGCCTGAAAAGGCTCCTTCTCTACTCCGGATCGAGGGACATCTCCCCGTCGCCATCAGGGCGCAGGGTCGCAGAGCTGTCAGGGCGCAGGGTCGCAGAGTAATGCGACCGCAGCCGAGGCCGCAGACTTTGAAATAAAGCCGCAGGGTTCGCGAACCGCGTACCGTGAGCCGCAGACACCCCACCCCGTAGTAAATTAGAACCCTGATCCCCCTCAAATGAATATATATCCTTGGTAGAGAGGCTCTTTACTAAGAAGAAACTAAGACCACCTCGGGCGAAATAGGCCATATGCCACGCGACCTGATGAGGTGACACTTTTACTGCGTTTCCTTTGGTTACCTTTAATTCCATCCAAAATGGTAGGCCATCCCAAACCACATGGACATCAGGAACACCACCACCATGCACGTTTTCAATGCGTGTGGCATAGGCATTCTTAGGTAAGTTCGTCCTTATCGTGTTCCAAAAGTTCGACTCTGGACCTTTGCTCATCTGGGGTTATATCCTTCGCTGTTCCTTCGATAACAAAGGCTTGTGGATACTGCTTCTGTAGCATGGCAAGTCGTGCCGTAATCTCGTCCCTTGAAAGTTGATCGATGGTGTTAATTGTTTCCCGCCTATCGATGGTCAATCCACCAAGAGCAGACCGGATCTTCTCAGCGTTGATCGCCGCAGAGAATTGACCTGCCTCTTCTGCCCCTTGCGACAGTTCTTGCAGACGTTGAAGCTGTCCGATAGTTGAGACGCTATACCTTCGCTCTCGTTCCTCTCGTAACTCGGTAATATATTCCACAACGTGAGGGTAATCTCGTCCGTTCAATAGAACCGAGGCTTGTTTAGGTGCGATATCATGGGCGTATCCCGCCTTCCTTGCACACTCTGCATTTGAGTAGATACCTTCGACCACATTTCTAGCAAACGTCATCTGCCTATTGGTCAAGGTTCTTCCGTGTTCCTCTTCGATCTTCTTTTTTACCGATGCCATGCCCGTCTCCAGTTATTCCACAACCATACAACAAGTAGAGGTCTTTGCCAAGTTTCCTATATAGGAAGTTCCCAGAGATAAAGTGTAAACACTTTGAGCAAAAACAGCCAAGGGCATAGTAGTAAGTTCTTCGGAGTTCGTAATTGTTTACGCTATTTTGTAAACTGTTTACACCCTTATTTTCTATACCGTAAACACGTTGCACGGTACGAGGTACTTGATATCATTTACTTTTTCCTTGTCTCTCTCGCCCTGTTTACGTTGTTTACAAGAAGTTGCCCTATCAACGATGAAAAAAACAAAAATCTCTGGCAACACTCTATATGTAAACTCAGTGGGGTTGACAGCAAATATTAGTTGTTCTATTCTCACAACTACACAACATGTGTTTTATATTAGTAGGAGCAAAACAATGAAATTAGAATTAAAAAACATCAAGCACACCGCATGGGCAAGTGAAGAGACGCATTGCTATCAAGCCAGTTTGTATGTGGATGGTAAGCCTGTTGCCATAGTAAGCAACGACGGACACGGTGGATGTGACCGTGACTATGACCACCCGAAGTTCAAGGGTGATTACCGCGCCAAGATGAGATCAATCAACGAGTATTTTGACAGTCTTCCTGCCTCTCCTTTTAGCTACGAGGGTGCGGATGGTGTTATGATCCATGACAGTTTACCTCAGACGTTGGAGGGTTGGTGCTGTGATGCGGTCAACGATTGGCTCAGTGCTCGTGAGTTAAGACGTATGATGCGGACACAGATTTTGTTTCAGAAAGAAGGCGAGGAGGAAGCGGGTGTATTTGGGACAAAGTATTACCCTCCAAAGACAGACGGCAATTTTTGGCGTGGTCGCCGCATCTTAAACGACATGCCTTTTGAAGATGCGTTGGCTATTTGGAAGGCGACCTGATGTCTGCTTATTACAACGAGATAGATCCGTATGCCGCACAATGGCTACGCAATTTAATTAAATCAGGACACATCGCAGATGGTGTTGTCGATACTAGGAGCATCAGTGATGTCAGACCAGAAGAACTTTTTGAATTTACTCAGTGCCACTTCTTTGCAGGGATTGGAGTCTGGAGTCACGCGCTCCGACGTGCGGGTTGGGACGACGACCGTCCGGTCTGGACGGGTTCTTGCCCTTGCCAACCTTTCAGCAACGCAGGCAAAGGAAAAGGGGTTGCTGACGAGCGGCACCTCTGGCCTCACTGGTTCCACCTCATCGAACAGTGCCGACCTTCAACAGTCTTTGGGGAGCAGGTTGCAAGCAAAGACGGGCTCGGTTGGATCGACCTTGTACAAGCTGACATGGAAGGAGCGGACTACTCCATCGGAGCATTCGATCTTTGCTCTGCGGGCTTCGGTGCGCCGCACATCCGGCAACGTCTCTGGTTCGTGGCCGACACCGACAACCCGAGATCACAAGGGTGGTTATCAAGGGGGTCGGATTCGCAACGGGAAGATCAGTACGGACACGTTGGACGTGACGGCGCAACTATCGGGTTGGGCAACGCCGACCTCCATGACGGGGGGCACGGGCATAGCTCCGTCTCACTTGAACGGGAAGCACGGTTGGAACACGGGAGCGCAAGCGCAACTCACGGGTTGGGCAACGCCGACGACATCGGATCACAAGGGGGCGGCGAAGCCGGAGTCGGTGAAGAAGTGGGACAAGCGGGGGCACAACCTACCGGAGCAGGGACAGATGTCGGGTTGGGCGACACCCAACACGATGGACAGTCTACCCTTGCGGAGCAAGGAGGCGATGATCCGGATGCATCAGACCACGCGCAAGGGCAGGTCGTTCCCGTGCAATCTTCGGGAGCAGGTAGCGCCATCGATGATCGAAGCGGTGATGGAAGCGAAGGGGGAAGTTTCCCCGCCGACAGAGCCTATGAGACTAACGGTTTCTGGAGAGATGCGGACTGGCTCTTCTGCCGAGATGGCAAGTGGAGGCCAGTTGAACCCAGCACATGCCCGTTGGTTGATGGGGCTACCGCCAGAGTGGGACGACTGCGCGCCTACGGAAATGCCATCACGGCGCAAGTCGCGCAAGGTTTAATAGAAACATACATAGAAGGAGAGAGACATGCCTAATCATTGTGATCAACAAGTGTACATCCACGGGGACAAGACCATCGTGGAAGAACTATACTCTAGCTTGAAGCGTGAGGATCCGAGGTTCTGTGATCTTGTAATCCCGATGCCCTTATCTGAATCCGAGAACTGGTACGAGTGGCGGTGGAAAAACTGGGGTACGAAGTGGGATGTCGTGGATGTCGATATCACCAACGACATTGAGAAGGATGGCGGCAAGGCGTGGTTCACGTTTAACTGTTGGACGGCATGGGGTGCGCCTATCCCAGTGTGGGATAAGTTGCATGCGATGGGCATTGAGGTTCAAGCGGATTATCAGGACGAGGGTGGTATGTTTGAGGGTGAGTATCATCACGGGGAAGATCGTTCGTGGGAACCTGAGATTGAGGAGGAAGGTATTGAGGATACCATAAACATTTTTAAAAACTTATTGAAGGAGACAGTAGCATGACAGATCGTGAAATGGATAAGATGCTTGATGAGATATTCAAAAAAGTATTCGGGGATCGTTGGTGATGGGTAAGATGAGAGATGAGTTCATACGATTGAGCGAGACGCCAATCATGGACAAGTGCCGCGACTGCCACGGGGAAGGTTTTGTCGAAGTAGAGTACGCGGTTCCCCATAACATCAACAGGGACGTGGGATATTTGGAGACCCGTTCTGAGGAATGCGAGACGTGCAACGGGGACGGAAAGGTTGAGCGTCTTTGCACTGAGTGCGAGGAATGGGTTACCTTAATCAGAGGCGATGATGCCTACATATGCGCGGACTGCGCGGAAAGTTTATAAAAGGAGAAAGAAAATGATTAAAGAGTTTTGGCAGCGGCTAACAAAGAAACAAAAAACCAATAAAAAACTAACACGCAAAGAACAGATCCTTGCGGAGTTGAACAGAGGTGCGGGAACCGCGAAGCAATTATCTGACCGCATGGGTTTGAAGTTGACTATAGTTCGTGTGACTTTGTCCTCCCTACACAAGTCGGGGTTGATCAGGGACACGGGAAAAGATTCTGGGTCTGAAGGTGTGTGGGTTGTTGTGAAATGATCGAATACTTCACGGCACTTGTGATCAGTTACGGGTTGCGGGATCAGTCTGTTGAGGCAGTCATTTGGTTTGAGAACCATCGAGAATGCCAACATGTTATGCAGGAAGATCTTGCGGCACCGTTATATAATTATTTGATGGGCTTGTATGGCAACGGGATCATGATGCGGTGCGAGGTATCGGACGAGGTGTCTCGCGAACTAATCCGCCCGAAACTTAGACCCGAGGGATTAGGCAATGGCTAAGTCATTAACTCCGGCGCTTGAGGCCGAGTATAAATTCTTGAAGCAACAGGTAGATTTTTGGATGGAGGCGCAGATTAAAAAGGATGCTTCACCATCTGTCAAGAATAGATACTGGCATGCCAAAGAAGACTTAACGAAGTTTGTAAGTAACAGAAGGAAGGAGGGGTTTCACATATGAGTCTAGAAGAGTTAGTCAAAGAGGTTGTGTCCAATCCGTGGGCGTTCGGAAAGATTCCAGAGGATTCACCGACTCACATGGTTGAGGATGTAACATCGATCACATGGTACAGGCAGGGTCAGTTTCAGATCCAATTATTTGCCATGCCGCCCAACTGTATTGTGCCCGAGCATACACACACAAACGTGGATAGCTATGAGGTGATGATGGGGGGACGCATGCTGTTAAGCAAACATGGTAGATGGGTGGAGGATTCTGATTTCGAAGTGTTGAACATCAACTCAGATCCGTTCAGTCGTCGCCGTGGTTCTGCTATCAGGGTAAGACCTAACGATATGCATGGCGGTATCGCGGGACGGCGGGGCGGTGTGTTCATGTCAGTGCAGAAATGGTTGCGAGGTGTTAAGCCTCACTGCGTGGCATTAGATTACAACGGACCTACGATGGGTGATCGACATCTCGAGGGTGTCAAGGCAGGAGACGCCAGTAGCAAGGGGGGACAGAAGAACCTCACATTCAAGGATGCGGCAAGCAAAGAGGATAACGCACCATGGGAATATCTAAACCAATGAGTCCATCGGACAGGATCAGATACGAGGAAATCTATCGTGCGCGTTGGGAAGAACAGACACGGTTAGATAAAATAAAAAACCCTAAACTAGAAATACAAAACGCACATGCGAGAAACGGAGAGAAAGCCAAGGCACATGGACACAAGGGTGGCAGACCCAAGATTATCAAAGAACTGTCTAAGGATGCTACGATGTTAAACAAACTTCTAAGCCGTGAGATCTCGTTGCGAGAAGCTGCGGACATTATGGATCTTACAGTTAAATCCGTTACTCAAATCAAATCTCGGTACGGGTTACCGCGTGACTGATCACGAGGAACGACTGCGTATTATGGCACTGGCCTTACGGAAAGGTTTACCTATCCAGGGCGAGGAAGCTGTATCAATATTAGAAGAGGCGGCGGACTTTATAGAGTTTATGTTTGACTCTCTAGAAGATATCGTGGAGCCGACCCATGAGGCCGACCCCAAGGAGGAGGAATAAATGGATTCAAGAATAGAAGCAATCAGAGATTTAGTTATCAGGACAGAAAAAAAACTTGACGACATAGAATGGGAGAACCCATCAGATCCGAGGATCGAGTACCTAATAAAAGAACTTAACTACTACAAGCAACAAGAGGAGAAGGGCGAGGTTTTCGAGCCCAAATTTTAATATGATAACAGAACTAAAAGAAGTAATTATCGAAGAGCAAACGTATTCCGGCAGCGCGTTCGGCGTAACCGAGCAGGGTGACGGGGTGTTCTTTAACTCTCGCATTGTAGATGCGGTTGGGCTGAAGGCAGGACAAACGGTGCAAGCCTGTTTAGTCCCTAACTTTCCGGACAAACGGGAGAGCATACCCTGGAGAGCGATGCGTGTTGAGGTAACGCATGATGGATTGAACATAATAACTCAAGAAAACGCACCACTTAACTTGAATGAAAAGATTCGCCGTCTTCTGAAAGAAGATGATGGGCACTGGACGTTGACGGAACTTGCTGAAGAGTTGGACGAAGACACCGAGGTTGTGCGTACAGTGTTGATTAACGACAAGTCAATCATGAGTACGTTGGTTTACTTCATGTGACTTGCGCATCACAAACATATGGTGTAGAAGTGGACAACACATTTCGTACAACAGGAGATTTACATGTCGAAATTAAAAAAGAAGGAGGAGCCTAAGTTCAAAAACGTAGCTGTCCTGCTCGATGATCACGCCATGCTAAACAAATTGGCACACTTGGATCAGAGATCTATGGCACGGCAGCTATCTGTATTGATACGAAAAGCCTATGATTCCTTACCCGTATCGGATAAGGTGTAACTATACTGCTCGGTATGGCTCACGCCTGTGGCCTTACTACCTCATACTGGCCCCCCTTTCGGGGGGCTTTCTTTTATGAGAAGTCTTGTGGTGTTAGTTCTTTGTGTCTCGAAGGTGGTGAGAGCAAGCTAATCTTTCTTCGTTGCCGAAAGAACGTATCGTGTTGCGGGTAGTCTCGAGCAAACCACAGAGTATAGAAGGTTCGGTGATTGTTGTTGAGTTTGAACGTGGTTTTCCCGTCAACGTCGGGTCGATCAGTGTGCCATCGGATCTGCTCAAAGATAGACTGGGATCCGTAGTGATGAAATCCTCGAGATATAATATCCAAAGTAAACTTGCAGAACAGATCGTATATCTCAGGGTTCTCGTTGTGATATTTAAGAGCGGACTTCTCCATCTGCTCAAATCTATTGCGGGAAAAAAACTTCATCTCTGCTTGAGTCATCTCTTAGCCTCGTTTGGTTTACCTTTCTTTGCGCGTAGCATGCGTTCGGGCTCCTTACTGTAGCCTCGGATCTGCGTGACGTTGTGCTTCTTCATCCCCTTTAAGAATGCTTCGGCTACGTCCTGGCTTAATCCTGTCTGCAACGCGAGTTCCTTTGCTCCGGTATCCAATCGTCGGAGCCCACGTTTATAGTCCACCATCGTTTCGATAGCAGCGTCATGTTTTATTTGGTTGGTTTTAGTGTCAGCCATTCTCGTGCTTCCTCTCCTAATACTTTTGCACCGATGTCTATCTTAGCGCGTAAAGCCTTCACTATGCGCTCATCGATGGTTCCCTCGCAGATTAAATCAACGTAGGTAACTGGGTTCTTCTGACCGATACGATGCGCCCGATCTTCAGACTGGATTCTTGTCTCCAGGTTAAAGTCATTGGCGTAGTATACCACAAGGTTGGCCTCGGTCAGAGTTAAACCGTAACCTGCGGTAGCGGGATTACCCACAAAGAACTTGAGTGGGTGTGTTGGATTCTGAAAGTCTCGAACTATACGGGCACGTTCATCATCTGATGTGTCCCCGAAGTATCCAGCAGCGGCATTCTTGCCGTACTTCTTTTGTAGCATAACCACGATAGATTTTATGTCATGGCGAAACCTAGACCAGATGATTGCTTTACCGTCATGTTCATCCATGAGTTCTTCCAAAGCATCCATGCGTTTGGTCGGGAAGGTCATCATCGTACCATCGTCTGTTTTAAGGTGACCTGACATCAGTTGCTGTAAACGTAGTAGCTGTGTAATGACTGCCGGAGCAGTAACCATCTCTCCGTTGTCGAACAACATTAACGCCTCGTACTGTATACGTTCATACATTTCCCTTTGTTCTTTGGTTAGGGGCACATACCGTGCGGTGTATGTTTTCTCCGGCAGATCGAGGCAGTCTTTTTTTAGTACCCGAAAGCTAAAGCGATCCATTCTTTCGGACAGTTCTTCCAAGTTACGGTATCCCACAACCTGAGAAAACGAGTGCGCTCCTGTACTTCTCTTTTGCACAACAGCGTACCTTCCTTGGAAAGCGTAATACGAATCGTATCCAAGCAGACCAGACCTAAGAAACTCACACTGAGAATATATATCTAGTGGCGATTTAGTTACTGGTGATCCAGTCAAGAGCCGACGGTACGAGAAGCCAGAGGCTATCTTCATTAGAGCCTTTGTTCTTTTGGCCTTGTGATTTTTTATTGTGGTGCTTTCGTCGATGGCTATCATGCCAAACCTACCAAACTTTTTAGCAAGCCAGTTGCCTGCGGTCTGTCCCTTGACGGTCGAGAACGCTTCGACATTCATCACGAATATAGTGAGCCCCGAATATGGTTCCTTAATGCTTTCTAATTCTTTCTTCTGTTTCTTATTTGGGCTCGACACCCACCTGATGACGCGATTCGGCACGTCATCAGACATATGCTCTGGTATTTCTTTGGCAACCCAGTTGCGATACACACCTTTAGGTGCAATGATCAGGGCGAAGTTGCACTTACCTTGTTGGAAAAGCACACCCAGGTTGTCGATCAGTACCTTTGATTTACCTGTCCCCATTTCCATAAAGAAACCAAAAGCATCGCGGCTACCCGCAGCGTCCAAAGCTGTCCGCTGATGGTCGTATGGGGTTGTTTTGAATTTATAGTTGACATTCATTTGTTTCCTCCGATATAGTCCAATGTACGACACGCGAACTTGTGTGTCAACCACAACACCTGAAGAGGAGAAAACTTTGAGAGAACTACACAGACTATGGCGCGGCAAAGAGGGGTTTGAGTCAGCTGACTTAGATCGTGTCGCGGAGATTGCGGCTACCGCGCAATCAACTAAGGCCAAACTAGGCGCTCGGAAAGAGGAGAATGATAAGGCTCGTCGTAGCCGTATCTCTTGGCTATCCGAAAACCTTTGGCTCAAGGACCGACTATGGGGTTTCGCGGAAGAAGCGAATCGTCGAGCGTTTGCTTTCGACGTTACGCGTTGTTGCGATGTCCAGTACACCGAGTATCATGCGGATGAGAAGGGTCATTATGATTGGCACGTTGATGTGGCATTCAGCCATGACGTTCCTTATGACCGCAAGATATCATTAACGGTGCAACTGAGTGACCCGAGCGAGTACGAAGGCGGGAGCTTTGGTATTCATAACCAGTCACTACCCGACTGGCATAGGGAGAAAGGCACTGTCTTGGTATTCCCAAGTTACATGTTGCATAGAGTTGAACCTGTCACCAAGGGCGTTCGTCGTTCCTTAGTCGCATGGTTCGAAGGTCCAAGGTGGAGGTAATAAAATGACAGAAGTATTTGAAGACATGTTCGATGAGGCTAGTGCGCTATCCGATATCGACGCAGGAACTGGTAAGCAACTAAGCCAACTGGTTCGGCAACTCCGTAGCGTTGAGCAACAGATTGAGGATACGGAGCAGCATTTAAAAGATCTGAAGGCTGAGAAGCATAAGCTCACAATAGAAGGCATACCTAATCTCATGGACGAGATGGGTGTCGAACGTCTTGATGTTGACGGGGTGACCGTTGATCGCAAGTTGATCGTGCAAGCGTCTATCCCTGTGGCTAAACGCGAAGAGGCTTTTGAGTGGCTGAGAGACAATCATCTTGATGACATCATTAAGAATGACATCATATGTTCTTTCGGCAAAGGGCAAGACAATCTAGCAGGAGATGTCGTTGGTATCCTGCAAGAGAAAGGGTTTCCAGTAACAATGAAGACCCATATTCATCCGTCAACCCTCAAGGCATTTGTTAAAGAACGCTTTGAGAACGGCAAACCAATCGACCTCGATATGTTCGGGGCATTTATAACCAACGCAGCACAGATCAAGAGGAAAGCATAATGGATAATTTTGAAGAACAGTGCGAAGATCGTTGGATCGAGCAACAGATTGAAGACGAGCTTCAAACTCTTTTGGAACTTGAGGCCGATCTGAGTGAGGTGCAGAAGGTTGCATACACACATCTGGCAGAGAAAGCGGGAGCCAATATGGCAAAGGAACGCATCTCTATAATTAAAACTATTCTTAGTGATTATAAATATGAGGTAAATAAAAATGGGTAACGCAGTAACAAAAACAAAAAGTGCAGAGTTAAGCACAGATGTAATGGACGATATCTTTCAAGATGGTGGGGAAGGTGCGGCCTTTGACTCCAGCGAACTACAGATTCCGTTCGTTCGGTTGGCACAACAGATGTCACCGCAGATCAACAAGAAGGACGCTCAGTATATTGAGGGTTTATCTTCTGGTGATATGTTCAACACACTTACCAATGCGGTGTACGATGGAGAGGGTGGCCTCAATGTCGTACCGTGTCACGTCATAACCAAGTATAAAGAGTTCGTGACTCGTGAGAACGGGGGAGGTTTTGTGCAGGAGCTTGATGCAAGCGACCCAGTCATTGCACAGACACACAAAGAAGGCACTATGGACATGCTCCCTAGCGGCAACCAGTTGGTTAAGGCTGACGAGTATTACTGCTTGGTTTTGGATGATGAAGGTGGGTGGGAACCTGCTGTCGTAGACTTCAAAGTTACGCAGATGAAAGTGTCCAAGCGTTGGAAGACACAGATCGCGATGAACAAAGCGAAGAACCCGAAGACAGGAACGATGCAAATCGTACCTATCTTTAGTACCGTTTGGAAACTCACCACTGTGGACGAGACTAACAAGCGGAACGAAACCTATGCCAACTACGCAGTCTCCAAAGTCGGCATGGTAGAAGATCGTAACCTGTACAACGAAGCCAAGACATTTCGTCAAAGCATCGTTGCGGGTGAGGTTAAGGCTTCAGAAGGACAGGCGGCTGAAAAGCCAGCTACTCCAGCAGCGGATGACGAAATCCCATTCTAGTAAGCCATGGGCGCGGTGGCAAAGTTAACTGTCAACCGCGCCCAGTTAACCTCAACAGGAGCCAAGCATGTCTGATGCAAAAAGATTGTTGGCTGCTTTCGAAGGTTCGAGGGCAGCGTACGGTACGACAGTCGTTGGTCGCGTGGGGAGAAACGGTAAAACCGAATCTAATAGTCGCGTGGTCCACGGTCAGTTGGACGAAGAAAAAATACAGGCTCACATTAATGGTGAGCTAGGTGTGGGGTCAATTCCTATTAACTCCGAGAACGTATGTAAGTTCGGAGCCTTAGACATAGACACCTATGACCTGGATCTCCAAGCGTTGAACCGAAAGGTTCAAGCAATGAAGATGCCTCTTATACTATGCCGTTCCAAGTCGGGCGGCGCACACTTGTTCCTGTTTCTGAAAGACTGGGAACCTGCAGCACTCATCCGAGAATACTTAACCGAGATGTCCATCGCACTGGGGTACAGTGGGTGTGAGATATTTCCAAAGCAAGATAAAATTTTAGCCGAGCGTGGCGACGTTGGTAACTTTATTAACATGCCTTACTATGGAGGTGACATCACCACTCGGTACGCGATGGACAAAGACGGGGAAGCCGTGGACTTTGACAAGTTTTTCAAGATGGTCAACGCGAAACGGGTTAGCGCAGCGGAACTAAACGAGATGAAGTTTGGTGGACAGCGTAAATATTTCACCGACGGGCCTTACTGTTTAGAGGTGATGGCTAGTCAAGGTAAGATTCAAGACAACCGAAACATTACCATGTTTGCCGTCGGGGTATATTGTAGGCTCAAGTGGGCTGACGATTGGAAGAAACACCATGAAGAGTTTAACCGGATACTATGTGAACCTGCGCTTGAGGCAACAGAGATTGTAAACATACAGCGGTCACTGGAAAAGAAGCCTACATACTTCTACCAATGTGACGTGTGCCCCCTCAAAGATTTCTGTGACAAGAACGTGTGTAAGACTCGACCCTTTGGGGTAGGCAACCAAGCACCCGACATGCCAAACGTAGGGGGGCTAACGATACTGATGTCCGAGCCTCGCTTGTATTTCATGGATGTTGATGGTCAGCGGATGCAACTTACTACGGAGCAGTTACAGAACCAGAACCTTTGGCAACGGCAATGCATGGAGCAACTGAGTATGATGCCGCCCAACCTAAAGGCTCAGAAGTGGCAGCAGATGGTCAATGAATTGATGACCAAGTCTGTTAAACTGG